ATGAAGACCCAATCAAGAATGATGGTGGGCAAATAATTACAAACAATACAATGGCTATGTTTATTCGTGGCGGATCAAGACTAATGTTTGAAAACACTTATGCAATTGGCAACAACTATGCAAGCAATACAGGTTATGCAATTGCTACCACAGATAGCACAGACCTAGCGGTGTTTGGCGACAAGTATATTAGTATGCAGGAATCATTAAGAAAATATGCAATTAGCGGTGTCATTCAGTCTGCTTATCTATCTGGTATATCTCCATCAGAACCGCCAAGATACAACATATTCTATGATGAATTCGGAACGATTATGCGAGAAGCAGCCTACTTTGATGTTAGATATGACAAGGCGTATCCAGCCTTTATGGCAAAGATGTACGACTCCAGAAGAGGACTGAAGGGCTACACCGTGTCTGGCTTTATTCCAAATGCATATTCTGCGGAGTTTATGTTGTTTAATAATACAGATCAGAACCTGGTGTTTAGAGAAAATACAGATAATTATCCATTTATTTATGGGGTAACTTTTACTCAAGAATCTACTCAAGAGCTTACCCTAGATAATTTCTTTAACAAGCTATCTGGTCAAAACAATACTCCGATATCTAACATATCCTATCCAGAAAGCCAACTGTCTATTTACTCTCCACAAACAGCAAAACAACAATACTACGACATTAAAACAAGTAGATCATTCTATGGTAAAAAAGAGTTTAGCCTAAATGCAAATTATATTCAAACACAAGACGATGCCTCATCCCTGATGGCCTGGATCATATCTAAGATAATGAAACCACGTAAGTCTGTTGGAATTTCTTTGTTTAATACGCCAACACTTCAGTTAGGTGACATTGTTCAAATTAGCTACAAGGATAAAACTGGGGTAGACGTTGTTGCTCCACTATCAACCAGATTTATTGTTTACAACATTCAGCATTCCAGAACGTCATCTGGTCCAGAAATGACAGTATACTTAAGTGAGGTGGTATAGTATGGCTATGGGATATAGAGGACCAAGCAATAGGGAAATGATTGCAGAAGAGACTAGAGATATTGTGTTGCCAAAACCAGAAAGTTTTACGTCTACACCGTCTGAAAAACCAAGAGAGTCTACGAGTATCTCAAATGTAATTAAGGTTGCAACTCCAGACATTATAAAGGCAGTACAAGAAAAGGCATACTCCAATGAAAAAGAAACTGAGCCGTTGTTTGAGCAGTTCGGACTTCAGGAAATTCTAAGTGTAACCAGAAACAGTGCTATGAACATTGTTAATGGTCAGAATGTGACGTATCAGCCAATTAAAAATATTGCTAGCATAACATTGCAATATAACCCATTAAACATTCTTCCACTTCAGTCAGCAGATACGATTTTTAAGAACTTTTCTATATCTCTAGAAGACAAGGTTGTAGATGATGGCGACGGCACAGGACCCAACAAAGAGGCGGAATACCTTGACGAACAGAATAACCTGGTGATAAACGTTACTGGCCTAGGGCCTGACGAGCTTGTAGAAATAGAAAGCCTTAGCATTGAGAGCAAATTAATGATAGAATATAGTGAAGGAGTTCCATCGTGATAACAAATAAGGGTAAAGACATTATTGCCAAATATCTAATTGGCCAGGCACCAGCCTATGCCTCACATATTGCTATTGGCTGTGGTGCCAAGCCACTAGACACCACAGATCCATTTGAAAACTATACACTAAATACAGAACTCAACTTTGAAATGTTTCGTGTTCCAATTATTTCTCGTGGATACGTAAACGAAGAGGGTGGGCCAAAAATTGTGTTTACCGCAGAACTGCCAACAGAAGAACGATATGAGATTAGTGAAGTTGGAATCTACTCTGCTGGTGCAAACCCATCTGCCACTGGAAACGATAGCCGTGTCCTATTCTCATTTTCAAACAGAGAAAACTGGGAACAGCATGGACCCAGCTCCTCAACGGCAATTAACAGGTATGACGAAAACCTTTCAAAACCAACTCCAGACTTCGGAGATATGGTTGACACTGCTGCTGCAGAAGATGTGTTTCAGACAGGGTCAAACAATCCGTTCTTTACTGTTTCAGAAAGATCTGCAAGAAATGAAAGATGCAGATTTCTAAACAATATTCTTGCAATCAGGGGAGACGAGTCGGACCTCAGCATATCCAACATTGACGGCAAAGACAGGCTTGTACCAATTGAAGAAGACTCAAAGCACATTCACTTAAGTCCAGTGGGAATCAATCTTGAAAAGAATGCACCAAACGATTTGCTAAAGATTGCTTTTTCGGTTATTGGTAAAAATCTTTCTAGTCCAGAAGTACAGCCAGACGAAGTAAGAATTATGGTTGAGTTTGCCCATGATGATGAAGCCACTCAATACGCAAGATTTGATGCAATTGTAGAAAATGGAGCAACATATGAAAACAATGCTGGGGATGAATTTTTTGTTTATCCAAAAGGCATCGAAGGCATAGTAGATTTTTCAACTAATAGATACTATGTAGTTTCAAGGCAACTTCAAGAATTGCGTAAAAGCACTGGTTTTTCTTGGAGCAAGGTTTCAGTTGTAAAAATATATGCAACGGTACTTAAAGATGATGCACCATCGTCCGATTACTTTGTTTGCCTTGACGCACTTAGATTAGACAACGTTGCTACAGAAAATCCAATCTATGGACTTACAGGATACTCTCCAGTAAAAAGTCCAGATGCACAGACAGTTCTTAAGGACACAAACACCAAAAGCTTTGTAGAGTTCAGATTTGCTATGGGTATTGATAGTGGTATCTAATGGACGTAAATGTAAAGAAAGCGGCTCTGCCATCTAGTGACTTACCACCAGTAAGCAAAGATAATCAGTATGCTTATAGATATCGAATTATCTCTGAAGACAGAAACAGAACTTCTTCATGGTCGCCAATTAAAATAATTTCAGCTCCAGCGGTAGCAATGGTTGATGGAGATGTAACAGTATCTGGTGCGTCAGACAATGTTATTACAGTAACTTGGTCTAATGAAAACAATAGACCAAATTATGATATTTTTACTAAGTTTTATTTTTTTGTAAGCAAGGCATCGCTGACAAGCAATGTAGCTACTGTTCATACAACAATTGATCACAACTTTGCTATCGGTGATACAATTGTCATTGAGGGAGTTAGTTCTGTTTTTAACGGCACCCATGTAATAACAGGCAAAACCCACGACACAGTATCATTTGACAAAACAAACACTAATATATCAGAATACAATGTTTCTCCAAATGGAACTATAGGTTCTGACTATTTTTGTCACGGAACAACACCATTCTACACATATTCTTTTGTCAAGAGGCCTGGATCACGACTTACCATCGGGGTACAGGTGGAAAGTGTTCCCATAGATGGAGCAAAAAGATTCTATGGAGTCTTGCCAAAAACACTACTTCAACCAGATGGAAATGCATTGCTGGTATACACAGAAGACATTGCCCTCTAGTATGGTATAATAGGATAACTATGATAGGAACAATACAAGAACCGCAGAGAGGTCAGCCAATTGACCTCAGTTACATTTCACAGATTGTTAAGACTGTTAATGATATAGCACGTGAGACAATCGTTACAGGAAACAAGACATCTGTTGTGGATAACTCAAAGGCTGGAAACGTACAGACTGAAGTTAGAACAGCAGATCTAAAAATCATTGCTGGATATATTGAAATCTTTGCTACTAGCAATCAGGTTGCAGCAGGAGATACCAAAGACTTCTCATACGCTTTCCCAATCTCTGACTTTAAGAACCCACCAATTGTTGTAGCAACTCCAGTAAACATTCTTGGAACAGATGCTGGTAAGAATGTATCTGTTATTCTTAAAGAGCCAACAACTGCAAAAGTTGAGGGTACAGTAAAGTTCGGTGCTAACGGTAATCTGGCCATCGGCGTAAACCTGATCGCCATCGGCGTTGCAAGTTCGTAAGGAAGCCTAATGGCTGGCAAGAAAAAGCAAAGCATTGAGGCAGAGGGATACAACCAATTGCCAGTAGTTCCTGCCAGTAAAAAGGTGTGGTTCTTAAATGGCGACCTTGTTCGTATTCACCACCTAAATAAATCTAATGGAATTATGTCTGTTTATAATATTATAAAAGGACAGATCGAAAGTTGTCTTATTAATGATTTTAAGAAGAATAGGGAACGTGCTTATACTGTCGGGCAAACAGCAGACCTCGTAAACAGGCATAAGAAGTACCTACCAGACCTCGTAAAAAGAGGGGTTATTCCAGGACCTACAGGTGCTCAAATCGGCGGAGAGACCGCCTGGCAGGTCAGGAGCTACTACTCCGAGTCGCAGGTCAGGGATATTCGTGATATACTGGCATCATATCATCACGGTAGGCCAAGGAACGACAAACTTATTACCAATGACATGACTCCTACAAGACAAGAGTTGACTCGTAGGATGGGAGATGGTATACTTACATATACAAGGACCGAGGATGGACGATTTATCCCCATCTGGTCTGAATCGATTTAATTGTTCTTGAAAGGAACAGGGTATGAATAACGAAGAAACAAAGGTAACCGTTGGGCTAGGCTATACGCTCAACCTGGGCAACTTCCAGTCACTACGCATTGACATATCAATCACTGATAACAAGCGTGATGGAGAAAACACCAACGAAGCATTTGATCGTGTGTACGGCTTTGTAGAAGCCAAGCTTGCAGATAAGGTCAAAGAAGCCACCGCTGAGATCGAAAGCAAATAATGGCAGAACGCAAAGACCGAATGGCTTTGCTTTCAAGATACTCTAAACTACACACTCAGAAGTTTGAGTCAAAGCCATTATTGAATTTAAACGTAGAGCAGTGGGCAGCAGATGCCCTCATAGAATCTTACACTTTACCATATTGCTATGACCTGCTACAATATTACTTTGACGTTGCACAAAACCCAACGTGGAAATACTTTGCAAACTATGCTCACGATATAATCGATAAGCGTCAACAACTAGAACAAGACAACAAGGAGAGAGCCGAACGCCGTAGAAAGGCTAAGGAGTGGCTAAATGAATAATACAGAATCTAAACTAATTTCAGCGGTACTGCAGGATAAGCAAGTGCACGTGTTGCTACAAGCAAACGTAGAAAACATCCTGAGAACGCACAATGATATCTGGACGTTTATTCGCAACTACTCCGAGATGAACTCAACAGTTCCACCAGTATCTTTGGTTGTGGAAAAGTTCCGTGACTTTGTTCCAATGGATGGTGTTGGTGCAACCAAGTATCACCTAGAAGAACTACAAGCAGAGTTTCTAAACGATAGCCTCAAGGATGTTCTAAGGTCTACGGCTGCAGAGGTTCAGGCTGGGCAAGGCTCTAAAGCACTAGAAGATCTTATTCAAAAAACCTCAGAACTTAAAAAGAATACAGCAGTTATCCGTGACATTGATGCAACAGACCTTGATTCAGCAGTAGCATACTTTGAAAACCTTGCAAGACAACAAGCTCTCGGCTCAATTGGTATCAAGACTGGCTTGCCAGGATTTGACAACTACCTACCTGCTGGAATTACGCCAGGCCAACTTGGTGTGTTCCTAGCCTATCCAGGTATTGGTAAGTCTTGGTTTGCACTTTATATGGCGGTACAGGCATGGAAGCAGGGCAAGTCACCACTAATCATCTCTCTGGAAATGTCAGAGACAGAAGTTCGTAACCGTGTCTTTGCTATCATGGGGGAGGGTCTTTGGTCACACCGCAAACTATCTAATGGTCAAGTAGAGATTGACGACCTAAAGCGTTGGCACTCAAAGGAGCTTGCTGGTAAGCCAGAGTTCCACATCATCTCAAACGATTCAGGTGGGGAAGTAACGCCAAGCGTTATTAGGGGTAAGATTGATCAGTACAAGCCAGACCTAGTTGTTGTGGACTACCTACAGTTGATGTCTCCTAACCAGAAGTCTGACAACGAGACGGTACGAATGAAAAACCTATCTCGTGAACTAAAGCTTATGGCTATTAGCGAAGAGATGCCTATCATTGCCATCTCGTCTGCTACGCCAGATGACGTTACTAAACTAGACACAGTTCCTACGCTAGGCCAGACCGCATGGTCTCGCCAGATTGCCTACGATGCTGACTGGGTATTGGCACTAGGCCGTGCCACCAACTCAGACATCCTTGAGTGCGTATTCCGTAAGAACCGTAATGGCTTTATGGGTGAGTTCTTGGTCCAGGTAGACTTCGACAAGGGCTGGTACAAGTACAAGGACTATGAAGATAACTAGTTATAATGGTGTATGGCAAATTTACACCACAAGCCAATTAAAAGGTTTAGTCTAAATGGAAATATCCATGATGACTCTGCCATTGCAAGATTAAAAACAGAATATATAAGACTGGTAACAAGCGAGATGCGTCTCTCGGGATACGCACTCAGACTTGATATTGACCCAGACTTCACAATAAGATATAATGAAGAGCAAGAAATATTTGAATTTAGATTATCAATGTATGGAACATATGTAGGAAAAGAGAAGAGCAAATGGATAACAGGAATAGACGGAACACAGGTAATTCGTACACAGAAGAGCAAATCAAGCGAATCCTTGTCGGATCGGGAATCTCAATCGAATCAGAAGTAGACTCTGACTACATTATCTTTTGCCCATTTCACAACAACCACAGATCTCCAGCAGGAGAAATAGACAAGAGCAGTGGAATCTTTTTTTGCTTTTCTTGTCAGCATGTTTGTAATCTAGTAGAGTTTGTAATGCACACTTCAGCAAGAACCTACTTTGAGGCAACAAGGTTTATCAAATCCAAGGAAACCGAATCAGACCTAGAGCTGCAGATTCAGAAAAAACTTGAGGTCAAGCCAGAGTACTCTCAGTACGATCAAGTTCTAATCAAAAGACTAAACCAGCAAGCACTAGAGTCACCTCGTGCAATGCGTTACTATTCTGGCAGACTTATCACAGAAGACTCTGTAAAAAAGTTTGGCTTGGGCTTTTCAGAAAAACAAGACATGGTAACAATCCCAGTTCACTCCCCAGACGGAATGGAAGTTGGTTTTGTTGGTCGCTCTATTGAGGGCAAAGACTTTAAGAACACGCCTGGCTTGCCAAAGAGCAAAATACTTTTTAACTTACACCGTGTAAAAACATCCAACAGGGTCTACGTCGTTGAGTCGTCATTTGATGCCATCAGACTTGACCAGTGTGGATTTCCAGCGGTAGCAACATTGGGTGCAAATGTATCCAGTACACAAACAGACCTACTACAAAAATACTTCAATAACATTATAGTTATTGCAGACAATGATGAAGCAGGCGGAAATATGAAGAGCAAGATTGTGGAACGTCTTGGATCTCGTGTTTCTGTAGTAAAACTAGATAAGCAATACAAGGATATTGGCGACATGCCAGACGAGGCAATCAAGAATCTTGACGAATCGTTTGACAAGGCTATTGCCAGTATGCTACAATAATAAACCAACACATATAAGGAGATAAAATGAGTGTTATTAGAGGGCTAACAAATATCAATGCAATTATGGATAAGCCAAAAATGGAAAACACTGGTCAGAAGGTTCGCTGGGTAAAGCTAGCAGATGGTCAGTCAGCAAAGATTCGTTTCGTAGAAGAACTAGATGAAGATTCATCAAGCTATTCTGCAGATCGTGGTCTTTCGGTAGTTATTTCGGAGCACACCAACCCAAAGGATTACAAGCGTAAGGCTGCTTGTACTATGGAGACAGAGGGTCGCTGCTTCGGTTGTGAGATGTCTCGCAAGGAGCCAAAGGCAGGATGGCGTTCACGTCTTCGTTTCTACTGCAACGTTCTCGTTGAAGATGGAACAGAGGACCCATACATTGCCGTTTGGTCACAGGGTATCAGCAAGCAGTCTGCGTTCAACACAATTCGTGAGTATGCACTTGAGACTGGCAGCATTTCAAACATTGTTTGGAAGATCAAGCGTAATGGTCAGGGAACTGAAACCAACTACACGCTAATTCCAGCATCAGCACCAGACTCAGAACCATTCAACTGGGGTTCACACGAATTCTTTAACCTTGACAAGGTTGTTCGTGAAGTGCCATATGCAGAGCAGGAAGCTTTCTTCCTAGGCTTTGATGGCCCAACATCTGTTACATCAAGTAACATCGACTGGTAATTAATTTGAGGTGGGGGCGAAAGCCCCCACTTCTACATACTTCTAACATTAAGGATTAAACACATGAGTTATGCTGGCCTACACGTCCACACACACTACTCACTATTTGACGGAATTGCAACACCACAGGAATATGTGGACCGTGCCGTCTCGCTAGGAATGTCAGCGATTGCAATCACAGACCATGGTTCTCTATCTGGACACCGTGAGATGTACCGTGCTGCTAAGGCTGCAGGTATCAAGCCAATTCTAGGAATTGAAGGGTACATCACAAAGGATCGTCACGACCATGAAGATAAGAAAGAAAAGAACGACCTACTAGACCTAAACTACAACCACCTTATTATTCTTGCAAAGAATGCAAAGGGTCTAGAAAATCTAAATAAGCTTAACGAGTTGGCCTGGACAGAGGGTTTCTACAAGAAGCCACGTATGGACTGGGCTATTCTAGAACAATACAAAGAGGGTCTAATCATCACCTCTGGTTGCTTGTCTGGATTTCTTGCTAAGGCTATCGAAGCAGAGAACCTTGCGGTAGCAAAAGAACACTTGCAGTGGGCCAAGGCTACGTTTGGCGATAATTATTACATTGAGGTAATGCCTCACAATCCAAAGGAAGTAAATGAAACTATTCTCGCTCTTGCAGATGAATTCGGAATCAAGCCAATCGTTACTCCAGACTGTCACCACTCTGATCCGTCTCAGAAAGAAATCCAAGAACTCAAACTAATTCTTAACTCATACTCAAACAAGGTAGAAAAAGAATCTACCTATGAGGGTTCCAAGAAGTATGAGGGTCTAATGGACAAGCTGGACTACCTTTATGGTGCAGACCGTCAAATGTCTTTCAACAAGTTTGAGATTCACCTGCTTTCTGATGAAGAGATGCACAACGCCATGGGTGCTCAGGGTATTACACGACAAGACATGTACGATAACACGCTTGAGATTGTAGATAAGATTGAAGACTACGACATCCAGGATTATACAGACCTGTTGCCAGTACAGTACCAAAGACCAGACGAAGAACTAAAGATTCTGGCATTGGAAGGTCTTGCACAAAAAGGGTTGTCAGAAAACCAAGAATATCTAGACAGACTAGATGAAGAGCTTGGAATTATCAAGGCTAAGAACTTTGGTCCATACTTTCTTGTTGTCCGTAGCATGATTGCCTGGGCTAAAAAGGAAGGCATTATGGTTGGTCCAGGTCGTGGATCTTCTGCTGGTTCGCTGCTTTGCTACGCACTTGGCATTACAGACATTGATCCCATCCAGCACGGACTTCTATTCTTCCGCTTTATTAATCCAGAGCGTAACGACTTCCCAGATATCGATACTGATATTCAGGATAACCGCCGTGAAGAAGTAAAGGACTATCTGGTTCGCCAGTATCGTCACGTTGCATCTATCGCTACGTTCCTTGAGTTCAAGGGCAAGGGTATGGTTCGTGATATTGCACGTGTGCTAAACATTCCTCTGTCTGATGTTAACAAAGTTCTAAAGCTTGTTGACGACTGGGATGATTACTGCAACTCAAAGCAGACAGCAGAATTCCGTGCAAAGTATCCAGAGATTGAGTTGTATGGAGAACAGTTGCGAGGTCGTATTCGTGGCACTGGTATTCACGCTGCAGGTGTTGTCACATCTAAAGAACCTATCTTTAAGTACGCACCGCTAGAAACTCGCACAACGCCAGGTAGCAAAGATCGTATTCCAGTTGTGGCAGTAGACATGGAAGAGGCAGAGCGTATTGGTCTAATTAAGATTGATGCACTTGGTCTAAAGACTCTCTCGGTTATTCAGGACACTCTAAAGATTATTGAAGAGCGTTCTAGCGAAAAGATTGATCTGCACAAAATTAATATGGAAGACAAGAACATCTATGCCATGCTATCTGACGGATACACCAAAGGTGTCTTCCAGTGTGAAGCAACTCCATATACCAACCTACTAATCAAGATGGGTGTTAAGAACTTTGCAGAACTTGCAGCATCTAACGCTCTAGTTCGTCCAGGTGCTATGAACACCATTGGTAAGGACTATATTGCTCGTAAGCACGGTAAGCAGAATATCTCTTATCACCACCAAGTAATGAAGGCCTTTACCGCAGATACCTACGGATGCATTTTGTATCAGGAACAGGTTATGCAGGCTTGTACAGAGCTTGGCGGTATGACGATGGCAGAAGCTGACAAGGTTCGTAAGATCATTGGTAAGAAGAAAGATGCAAAAGAGTTCGACCAGTTTAAGGACAGGTTCGTAAAGGGTGCGTCAAACTTCCTACGCCCAGAAGTTGCAGAAGAACTATGGCACGACTTTGAGGCTCACGCAGGGTACTCGTTTAACAAGTCACACGCTGTAGCATACTCAACGCTATCATACTGGACAGCATGGTTGAAGTACTACTATCCAATTGAGTTTATGTATTCATTGCTCAAGAACGAGGGCGACAAGGATGCTCGTACCGAGTACCTGATTGAGGCAAAGCGTATGGGTATTCCAGTTCGTTTGCCACACGTAAACGACTCAGACATTGACTTCAAGATTGAGGGAAAGGGAATCCGCTTTGGACTATCTGCAATTAAATTCATTTCAGACAACATTGCTAGCAAGTATATTGCTGCTAGGCCTTTTGCTTCATATAAGGAACTTGAGGAGTTTACTTTTGGTAAAGGTAATGGTGTTAACTCTCGTGCTCTTCAGGCTCTTCGTCTTATTGGTGCTGCTACCTTTGAAGACAATCCACGAAATGACGAAGAGATTCGTGAGAACCTTTACGAGTATCTCAACCTACCAGAATTCAACGTATCAATCCCACAACACTACTACGCTTTTATAAATGACGTAGAAGAGTTTGAGGAAACAGGATCTTACGTTCTAATGGGAATGGTCAAGGCAATCAAACGTGGCAAGGGATGGAGTCGTGTAGAGATACTAGACAAGACTGGTAGCGTTGGCATCTTTGATGAAGAGCAGACCGCTATTGAGGCTGGTAGGACTTACCTAGTCCTTGCTAGCGACAACAGAATTGTCACCGCTATTCCTGCAGATGAAATCAAAGGCAATGAATCAGCACTTATTCGATTCCTAAACTATCGTCAACTTCCGTTTAAGGAAGAAGAGATGTTTGTCGTATCGTTTAAGCCACGTGTTACTAAAGCAGGGAAGAAGATGGCATCCCTGACACTAGCAGATGTCAACAGGGATCTGCACCCAGTAACAGTATTCCCTACGGCATTCTCAAAAGCTTATATGAAAATAGACGAGGGTAAAGTATACAAATTTTCTTTGGGTAAAACCAAAGACGGAACAACAATTATGGAGGATGTATTCGATGTTTAGTCAAACACTAGATAGCATGGCAAATGCCGTGCATGAAACAGCAGTAGAAAAAGGTTTCTGGACCATCATGGACGGTGCTACGCAGGAACAAAAAGATATCTTTATCACCAAGCAGTTGATGATGATTGTATCAGAGGCCGTTGAGGTCATGGAGGCAATTAGAAAGTCACGTGGTCCAGAAGATATCGCAGATGAAATGGCTGACATCATCATCCGCACAATAGACCTATACGCAGGTCTTCGTGAGCACGAGTATGTTAACGAAGATCTTCAGGTTGCCTTTAACAAAAAGACAAGCTATAACACCACACGACCAGAGCGTAATGGGGTGAAGTTTTAATGACAACTATGGAAGAAGCTCTAGCACTGCTAGACCCAAAGATTAGAAAAAGACTATCTAATGGAGTAGGATTTAAAACAGAGTTTCAGAAGACTCCCAGTTTTGGTTTGAATCGTGCACTGTTTGGTGGCTTGCCACTTGGTAGGCAGGTTCTTATCTGGGGTAGCAAGTCATCTGCAAAGTCGTCTCTATGCCTACAGATGATTGCTCAGGCACAAGAAGAGGGCAAGCTCTGTGCATGGATTGATGCCGAGATGTCATACTCAGAAGACTGGGCAAAGCAACTTGGGGTAGACACAGAGAACCTAATCGTATCTCAGGCTCGTACAATCAACGAGATGGTGGACGTAGGAACAGCATTGATGAATGCAGGAGTAGACATCATTGTTATTGACTCTATTACATCGCTACTACCTGCTATCTATTTTGAGAAGGGTACAGACGAACTCAAGGAACTAGAGAACACTAAGCAGATTGGTGCAGAGTCTAGAGACTTTAGCAACGCATGGAAGATGCTTAACTATGCTAACAACAAGGTAAAGCCAACCATGCTAGTGCTGATCAGCCAGTCTCGTAATAACATTAGTGCTATGTATACCAGCCAACAGCCATCAGGCGGTCAGGCTACAAAGTTCTACAGTTCAACAGTTATTAAACTATTCAGTTCTGAATCAGACAATCAGGCCATCAAGGGCAAGATTGCTGTCGGTGACAAACTCATTGAAGAAAAGGTTGGGCGTAAGGTTCGCTGGGAAGTTCAGTTCTCAAAGACATCGCCTGCATTCCAGTCTGGCGAATATGACTTCTACTTCAGAGGTCCGATCATTGGCATTGACAGCGTTGGAGACCTAGTTGACACCGCAGAAATGATGGGTATCGTAGAGCGTACAGGTGCTTGGTACATCCTTCCTGACGGCTCTAAGGTCCAGGGTAGAGAGGCATTCGTCAACCGTGTAAGAGAAGACCTTGATCTTCAGGATGCTATTAAGGCTAAAGTAAATGGCGAAGTATAACATCTATCAGGGAACATTCCTTTGCCACGTATGCAAGATTGAGGTAAAGACAATGCGTTTTTATCAGGCCACTAAAGAACTAACTTGGATGTGTCCAGAAAAGCACATGTCTTCAGTAAACCTAAACACTAAACGAAGCAAGAAAGATTATGAGCGAGAAGAGCGAGAGTAAGCGTATTGGTGCCAAACAGCACAAGAACTCAGGCAGGGGAACCCACAAGGGAGACGCTACCTGGGAGAACTTCACTGTTGACTTTAAGGAAGTTGGCAAGTCGTTTACTATCAATAAAGACGTATGGGCTAAGGCTGTTACGGATGCTATTCGAAACAATAATGATCCTGCTATCGTTGTGGTTATTGGCGACGGTAATTCAAAAACTAGATTGGCAGTGATCGAATTATCCCTACTTGAACAAATCCTGTCCGATGGTGTATAATAGATATAACAAAAGGATAAAACTTGGAACAGCAAAAAACAACACTAGAGATGGTCAATGGTCTATCAGAGATCTCTGACTACATGAATGACGAAGAGCTAACAGAAGCCCTTACGTTCATTGCAAAACTAATCATTAAACCAGATATCCCACTCAACGTAGCAACCGTGGAGATTGTCCGTCTACAGGCTATCGCAGCCAAGATGGCTTTCAAAGCAACATGGATGGTAAACGTTGACAAGGGAAATAGAGAGAAGAAAAACATTTACTTTACGGCACACGAGGCAATCAATGACCTTGTGTCTGCTCTAAAGTACATTGTTAGGTAAATACTATGGCTAAGAATTTTCTACAGGATGTAATGCTAAAGAAACTAGAACAAAAAGCTAGTTCACGCCCATCCTTTATCAACAAAGAAGCACTGATTGAAAAAATCAACTCTGGCTATACAGTCAACAGGGTTGCAAAGTTTACTACTAAAAAGACGTTTGCTCCATCGACTATTGCATATAGTCACGGAGAATGTCCTCGTTACTGGTACCTAGCATTTGAGGGTGCAGTCTTTGAAGATAACGCAGATGCTTATGGTGCTGCTAACATGACAGCAGGAACAAAGTCTCACGAGCGTATTCAGGAAGCCATGGGAAACGTTCCAGGTCTTCTTGCAGACTCAGAGTTTAAGGTTACGTATGACGATCCACCAATCTTTGGTTTTGGTGACGTAATGCTCAACTGGGAAGGTTCGGAATTGCTTGGCGAGATTAAGACAATGCCGAATGATGCCTTTGAGTATCGTAAAGCAGCAGGTAAGCCAAAGCTAGGCCACATGGTCCAGTTGCTTATCTACATGAAGATTCTTAACAAGAGCAAGGCAGTAATGATTTATGAAAACAAAAACAATCACGAACTGCTAGTCTTTCCTGTTGAGTTGAATCAATATATGTATGAGTGGGTAGAGAACACATTTGGATGGATGCGAGAGGTTCGCAAGGCATGGGAAGACAAAACCCTGCCAACCAAGAACTATCGTTCTAATTCGAAGATTTGCAAGACATGTCCGATTAGACAGGCATGTGACGCAGCAGGTTCTGGAGAGATAAAACTTAGATCTTTGGAGCCTTTAAATGAAGAACAAACACTGTGAGTGGTGTGACCACCAATTTCAAACTAAAATATCTTATCAGATATACTGCTCTGCAGAATGTAGGGACGCAGCAACTAAACAAAAAATTGCAGCACGGTATCAGGTAACTAGGAGAGCAAAAAGATATAACAAGCCTAGAAAATGCAGGTCTTGCGATACACAGCTTTCTATGTACAACGATGAAACATTATGTCAAAAATGCATAATTGACCCATCTGAAGTTACTAAAGCTCTAAGAGAAATTAAGAAATTAAAGGACACTAAATGATAGGAGTGGTTAAAGCAAATGCGAAACCCAAAAATATTCTTGCCATTGATGCTAGCACTAATAGCCTTGCTTTTGCTATCTTTTCTGATAAAACCTTAGTAAGATATGGAAAAATCAAGTTCGATGGAAACAATGCATACCAAAAACTCGGAGACGCTGCAGTCAAAACTTTGCCTTTCCTTAAACACTTTGAGATTGACGCAATTGTTATTGAGCACACTGTCTTCATCAACAGTCCAAAGACTGCTTCTGATCTTGCCTTGATTCAGGGTGCACTCTTGGGTGCTGCCAAGTTAGCAGGTATCAGAACGGCAGGCTCAATCAACCCTATCACCTGGCAAAGCTTTATTGGAAACAATAAACTTACAGCCAAAGAGAAGCAGGACCTGATGGCAGAGTTTCCAGGGAAGTCAAAGAACTGGTATCAGAACAAGTCTAGAGAGATCCGTAAGCAAAGAACAATTAAGTTTATCAATACTTACTATGATAAGAACATCCAAGATGATGACGTAGCAGATGCAGTTGGCATTGGTCACTACGCAATCAATAACTGGGGAAAGATTGACAAGTA